ATTCGAATCAATATCACAATTGAGACTGATGAAGATGATCTGCTTGGCGGTTTCCGTTTGGTAAATGGTGAAACCAAGTTTGTGCCTGGTCCTGTGATCGAAGCAATGGAACGTGGTTGCACGTTGCTACTTGATGAGTGTGATTTAGGTTCAAACAAGTTGCTTGCATTACAGCCTGTTCTTGAAGGTAAAGGTGTTTTCCTCAAAAAAGTTAACAAGTGGATTACTGCAAAACCTGGCTTTAATGTAATGGCTACTGCCAACACTAAAGGTAAAGGTTCAGAAGATGGACGCTTTATTGGAACTAACATTCTTAACGAAGCATTTCTTGAGAGGTTTGCAATTACTATCGAGCAACCATATCCTGCATCTGCAACTGAGAAAAAGATTGTTCTTGGTTCTATGAAAAAGTATGGTTCTGTTGATGAAGAGTTTGCTACAAACTTGGTCACTTGGGCTGAAGTTATTCGTAAAACTTTCTATGATGGTGGTGTTGATGAAGTTATTTCAACAAGGCGACTTGATCACATTGTAAAAGCATTTACTATCTTTGGTGATAAGATGCAGTCTATTGAAATGTGTGTTGCACGTTTTGATGAAGATACTAAAGACTCCTTCATGGACTTGTATACTAAAATTGATGCTGGTGTAGAACTGATTGAAGTAAGTGAAGTAACTGAAGGTTTTACTGATGATGAAAAAAATCTTGCAGAAGAGTCTCCGTTCTAAAAAAAATATAAAGGGTATTGACTTTTTACTCCATATACTTTATATATATAATAGTACAAGGCAATTCATAAGTCCTTGAGATACAGAGTTTTGGTGGTTTTTACTGTTCGGTCAGGGCTCTTAGAGACAGACCAAAAAAACCACCATTTAACTGTAGAGTGCCATTAAGGGCTCTACTATAATCTTGCTTTAAAAAGGAGATAACCAATGGTTACAAACAAAGCACTAAGTCTGTTCGAAAATATCAACCAATTAACACCTCACTCTGTAGGATATGATCGAATGTTTGATCATCTAAACAGATATGTTGAAAACAATAGTTCTTCTGGATTCCCCCCTTACAATATTAGGAAAGAAGGTGAATATCATTATGTCATTGAAATGGCTTTGGCGGGATTTTCGAAAAAAGATATTGAAGTTGAAGTGGCAGATAGTACACTTACAATTCGTTCTATAAAAGAAAACGATGAAGGTGAAGATAATCTTTATCGTGGAATTTCATATCGAAAATTTAGTCGAAGATTTACTCTTGCAGATGGTATTGTAGTAAACGATGTTACTCTGGAAAATGGTATGCTAATGTTAAATCTTGAGCATGTTGTTCCAGAGGAAAAGAAACCTCGGCTTATTGAAATAAAATAAACATATAATAAATTGGAAAAGGGACTTTACAATTAGTTCCTTTTCCTTTATTATGATAATACAATGAAGGAGTCGATATGAACGAAGAACCAACAACAGAAACTGTATTACCATTGCTAGGTGCTGACGCAGATGGCCAAATGGATATGCAAATTGTTCCAGCAGTACATCATTATGTAGGAAAAATTAAATTTGGTCAAGAAGTTGTTGATCAACTTAATACAGAAATTGATAGAACTTCACGTTCTAAAGGTGAAAATAAAAATGAAGCATTAGTAGGACAATTAAGACAAGATAAAAAATCTGCTCAACTTAGTTTTGATTTAGAATCAGAAATTGGCGCACAATTAAGAATTATTTTAAATTCTGCAGCAACATCATATCTCAATAATGGATATGGTAAAAAGTCTTATGCCGATTGTTTTGTAGCATGGACTAACCATGCATATGCTGGAGACTATAACCCACTTCATGAACACGCCACACCTACTATGGGTGGATTGTCAGGATTTATGTGGTTAGATCTTCCAGAGGTTATGGAAGAGCGCCGTTTGAATAAAGGCAAACATCAAATGGATTTTGGTAAGGGTGATGGTCAATATGATGGATGGACTCACATGGTTTGGGGCCTAGGATCAAAAGTAGATTTATATGCATTGCATATGGGCTGTGAAGAATATGTCCAGCCAGAAGTTGGTGTACTGTATATTTTCCCTAAATGGTTGCATCATCAAGTGTTGCCTTTCTTTGGTGAAGGTGAACGCCGTTCACTTGCAATGAATTGGGCTATTATGGAATCAGAAGATGAATTGAAAAAGGTTATGAGTCCAGCAGAATACGCTGATTTTAAAAGTAAAATTCCAGAGGATGTTGATAAGACACTTCCATATCAAACATCTGTTGGTGGCGCTATTCTTTCAGTTAAGTTGGATGATTAATAATTTTATGAATAAAATTGGTGTCATAATTTTAGTAGGATTGTTAAGTGGACCAGCATTGGCATCTGGTGATATTTCAAAGGGTAAAAAAGTTTTTAACAAATGCAAGTCGTGTCATTCTCTCGTTGAAGGAAAGAAAAAAATGGGCCCTAGTCTTTATGGTATATTTGACAAAAAAGCAGGAACTACTAAAAAATTCAGATTTTCATCAGCAATGAAGAAATCTGGTATTGTTTGGAATTCAGAAACACTTTCAAAATATCTTGCAAGTCCAAAGAAATTTATGCCAGGAAACAAAATGCCATTCTCTGGTATTAAAAATAAAACTAAACGTGACGATTTGATAGCTTATTTGAAAAAATTTACTGAATGAGTGATTTCATTCATACAGTTCAAATGAATGACACATCATTATGTGATGATTTAGTTACTTATTACAATAGTAGTAGTGAATATAAACAGCATGGCGAATCTAATGGTGGAGATAAAGTATCAACTGATGTTACAGTTCACTCAAACTCTACAAATGAAAGTGTTCTAAAGTATCTAGATTTTCTGAGGTCAGCTCTTTCTAGTTATCAGAAAACCTATGATGCTTTTAGTTTTACAGTAGGTTTTGCTGAACCTTGGAATATACAACATTATGAACCAGGCGAGGGATTTTTCAACTGGCACTGTGAAAGAGGTATGCATCAAACATTTCAAAGAGCATTAGTCTTTATGACTTATCTCAATGATGTAGATGATGGTGGTGAAACTGAATGGTTATATCAAGAAAGAAAGTTACAACCAAAGAAAGGTTTAACTGCTATCTGGCCTACTGACTTCACACATACACATAGAGGTGTAGTATCACCAACACAACCCAAGACAATTGCTACTGGATGGTTTAACTATCTAGATGTTAAGGCTGCACATGGATTATATACATTACATTATCAAGATATTATTAATCAAATGAAGGAGAAAGAATCTGTCAAAAATTGACTACAAATATAATGAGGACACAACTTTGTCTGAATTGAAAGAGTACATCGACTCAACTTATAATGAACACTATAGCACGAACCAGTTTCAAGCTACAGAGTTTATTATAGACGGTGGACATGGTGAAGGTTTCTGTATCGGTAACATCATGAAATATGCACAACGATATGGAAAAAAGAATGGTTATAATAAAAGGGACTTGCTAAAAGTCATCCATTATGGTATTATAGCTTTATACAATCACGATATCATGGAGAAGAGTGACAATGAAATTAAGTAATGAAACTATTAATGTGTTGAAGAATTTTTCAACTATTAATCAAAACCTTGTAATCAAGGAAGGTAGTAATATAACTACCATGTCAGCAATGAAAAACATTGTTGCAAAAGCAAAAGTGGAAGAAGTCTTTGAAAAAGAATTTGCAATTTATGATCTCAATGAGTTCTTATCTGTGCTATCTCTTTTTGGAAATCCAAATCTAGAGTTTAAAGACAATTATGTTCGTATAACAGAAGAAGGTTCTTCTAAATCTTCCACGTATTGGTACTCTGATCCTTCAGTTGTTACTACACCAACTAAAGATATTACTATGCCATCAAATGAGGTTTCATTTAATTTATCTAGTGAAACTTTGTCAGAGATTATCAGGGCAGCATCTGTTATTGGAGCTCCTGATATGGTACTTGAAAATGGAAAACTTAAAGTAACTGATAAAAAGAATACAACTGCAAATGATTATGTAGATGAACTGAATGTTCCTGACAATGATGTTGATTATAAATTTTGGTTTAAAACTGAAAATTTAAAATTGTTGCCTGGCTCTTATGACGTTGAAGTTTCTTCAAAAAAGATTAGTAAGTTTACTAATTCCAATGTTGATGTATCATACTTTATAGCTCTTGAACCAGAATCTTCTTATGCTGTTTAAAGTTAGGAATTTATATTATGGAAAAATATTTGTGGGTCGAAGAATATCGTCCCAAGACGGTAGAACAATGTGTACTACCTAAAGAACTTAAAAGCACTTTCTCTGAATTTGTTAAACAAGGATCTGTTCCTAATTTAATATTATCAGGTGGTGCTGGTGTAGGTAAGACTACAGTTGCAAAGGCAATGTTGAATCAAATTGGTTCAACTCATATGATGATCAACGGTTCTGATGAGTCTGGTATTGATGTACTCAGAACCAAGATCAAAAACTTTGCATCTACAGTATCACTTGAAGGTGGTCGTAAATATCTTATTATAGATGAAGCAGACTATCTAAATCCACAATCTACACAGCCTGCACTTAGAGGTATTGTGGAAGAGTTTGCTGAGAACTGTGGGTTTATTCTTACGTGTAATTATAAGAATCGTTTGATTGAACCATTACGTTCTCGTTGTCCACCTATAGATTTTACTATTCCTAAAACTGAGAAACAAGAACTTGCGGCACAATTCTTTGAACGCACAATCACAATTCTAGATGAAAATCAAATAACTTACGATAAACGAGTTGTTGCAGAAGTTATTCATAATTATTTTCCTGATTGGAGAAGAGTGTTAAATGAGCTTCAAAGATATTCTGTTTCTGGAACTATTGATGCTGGAATACTGGTAAATATAGGTGATGCAAATATAAAAGAACTTATGGTTTGTATGAAGAATAAAGAATTTACTAATGTTCGTAAATGGGTTGTTGATAATATCGATAACGATCCTACTTATTTGATCAGAAGCATTTATGATAATTTGTATGAGTATGTAGATGGTTCTACTATTCCACATTGTGTTGTAGTATTAGGAGAGTATCAATACAAAGCAGCTTTTGTTGCAGATCAAGAAATAAATATGATTGCTTGTTTAACAGAAATAATGACAAGGGCTAAGTTCAAATGATTGATATATACGATGATGTTCTAGAAGAACATAATGCTATTCTAGTTGATGATGCTATTAAACAATTATCTTGGAAATATGATTATTCATCACAAACAAACAAACCAAATAAACACTGGCACATTCTATGTGGTCATAATGAAAAAGAATGTAACGATGCTGGATTTGATTGGGCTCATAATATATTTACAACTGCAATGTATAAGTATAAATTTATAGAAAAGTACGATGTTGATACTTATCTTAGAATCTATATGAACGCTCATACACATGGCATAGAACCACATTTTCATAATGATGATGGAGATTTTACTATGATCTATTATCCAAGACTTGATTGGAAATTAGAGTATGGTGGTGGAACTTATATTGATGGTAAACTAGCAGAATATAAAGGCAATCGTTTAGTTATTTTTGATGCAGCTCTTCTACATTCAGCAATGCCAGTTTCTAGAGAATGTTACCAGTTAAGAACTTGTGTTGTATTTAAGTGTACTAAGAAAAGTAGTAATGTTAATTTCTTTAGAAATGCTATACAAGATAGTAATACTAATTTTAAAGTACAAGCAATAAATTAATGTATGAGTTAAAAGACTATTTAAATGCGATAAACCACACTAAAGAACCTCTAATGGATGGAGAGGATGAGCAGTGGGAAAAGAAATATCCCCCATATATCGTCAATAAATGTGTTGCCCCCTTTCCTGATACTATTCAATTAGTTAATGAAATTAATCAATTACACCACCTAGATAAGAAACTCCAATTTGATTTTTTAATAAATAGTCTCAGACCAAGGAAAAGATTTACTCCTTGGGTGAAAGCGAAGAAATTAGAGAATCTAGAATATGTTAAAGAGTATTATGGATATAGTAATCACAAAGCAAAATCCGCTCTTGAAATATTGTCTGAGGAACAAATTTCGGCCATAAAAATAAAATTAAATAAGGGTGGAAAAAATAATGGAAGATATTAAATGGACACAAGAGCATATGTTAGAAATCAGTCTGAAAGAACCAGACGATTTTCTAAAAGTTCGTGAGACTTTATCCCGAATTGGAGTTGCTTCAAGAAAAGAAAGAATACTTTATCAATCCTGTCACATTTTACATAAACAAGGCAGATATTTTATCGTACACTTTAAGGAACTTTTTGCACTGGATGGGAAGCAAACTAATCTATCTGAAAATGATATTGCTCGTAGAAACACAATTACAAACCTTTTGAAAGATTGGGGTTTGGTTGATATTATAGGTAATGCAGAGCCTGCAGCACCTCTTAGTCAAATAAAGGTTCTTTCATTCAAAGAAAAGGATGAATGGCAATTAGAGACAAAATATAATATCGGTAAAAAGAAAGAAGTTTAATGGAGCAATTCAAATCTTTTATCAAAGAAGAAGTTGTACACGATAAGATAACAGTTCTTATCTTGACTAATTCAAAAGCAAAGAAACCAGAAATTGTTACTGGTATGCTACTAAAGGCGTGTGCAGATTTA